CGTGCCACCAACACTGGGTCCTTACTGGCGCCTAGTAGTTTAGTCAAGGCTGCCTTTTATCGCCATCTGCATTGGTCCATGCCCAAACTCGTGTGGTTCGCCAACGTCGGTGCTTCCGTGCCAGCTTCCGCATTTCAACATGTTATTGAGGCCTCCAACGACACTTTCGTGTCTGAGAACGTTTGTGATGACGTCATCCCCAATTATTCACGGCCCGACGCCACGCCTCCACATGACAATTTGGTTGAGGAGTTCCACCCTTTTGCCAAGGAGGACCGTGAGGCATCCACGCGCTACGGTCAAACTGACCAGTTTAAGGATGGTGCCTTTGTTAATCCTGCGGTGCACAAACGAAATGACACTCCCACTTACCGGCTGAGCGTTGAGAAGCGCTTGAAGACTGCCACCCGTGCTCAGAACCTCAAAGCCATGTTGGACAATCCTAGGAAGGACATGTGCGACGAGTATGATCGCCTTGTTCCGATGCCGCCCCATTGGACAGAGCAAAACTTTGACGGCTACATTGATCGTGCAATTGACGAGTACCTCTCCAAACGCACTGCCCGTGCTGTGCTCCAAAAACTACAGCAACATGACCCCGATCGTAGCCCCTCTAACATCAAAATCTCGCTGAAGAACCAGGTCATCAAGAAGGCGGAGAAAATGTACAAAAAAGAGGCGCTCCCAGGCCAGCTAATCCATGAGTACGACATCATCCAAACACTCCTCGACTCCTCATATGCGCTGTGGCTTGAAAACCACTTGCCTGACGCTTTCCCCGACAATTTCTTGTTCTACCGTAGGATGGACCCAGATCAATTCATCACGGCTTACTCGAAGCGCTGGCGTGTTGACAACGGGGCCTACGGTTCCGATGTTACCCGCTGGGATGTCGGTTGTGATGCCGCAATGGTTAATTTTGACGTTCATGTCATGCGTTCACTTCACTTTCCCAAGTGGTATGTCGACGCCTACATTGAGCGCCGGTTGTCGAGCTTCTCCCAGCATGGGCCCATGCGCACTATGCAGAATTCTGGGGATCGCTACACCTGGATTCTCAATTCTATTCGTCGGGCAGTTGTCACCTCTCTCGTTTGCTCTATTCAGCCTGAAGACACCACCGCGATTAACGGTGACGATGCTGCCGTGGACCGCTATTGCACTGCACTACCATTCTTGCACTCCCCCTGGGCGTTCAAGGATGAGAATGCTAGACGAGTCGAGTTTAGTGGTTTCTTACTTGGCGGCACCACGCCAACTTACAGTGCCCACGGGCTGTGGTATCGGACCGCTATTTTAAAATCTCGTGACCCTTCCGCTCAGGAAAAATGGGAGTCGTATCTCGGCTTGCTTAAACATGCAAACCTTGACTCTCCCTACGCCTTAGCCGTCGCACGCGACGCACAGAGGTTCATGAGCTATGACTCATTTTGGCATCATTTGCCAAAACCACTCCATTCCTACTTCAACAACCTCCGGCAGGTTTCTTTCCAGGTCTCTACCACTTCTCTTTACTCTACACTCCGTCACTTCTTCTCCTCTCTTAACTTAGCTATTACTACGACCTGAATTTATTTCCCCTGCCCGTCCGAAGACATAAAACTACACTGCTCGTGTTTTGAGCCACATCGACTTCAGGTCGTCATAACTTGACAGCACAGCTAAACTCTTAGGTCCAGCCGTAATGGCTGCATACGGTGTATGGGTTCAGGTGAGCTCTGGTTTCACCCATGCTGATCGTCCCGATCGAGGAAGGAGCGCACCATGGGACATGCTATTCCACGCTTTGATCTCGAGCTGAGGAAGCCTAACTCCCAAAATTCCCGCGTCAGCCTCTGCCTTGCCGAAGGCATGCTCCGAGTCCAGCTTTAGGCCGCTGGGCAGTGTACAGACTGTACGGGCGAAGGGCACGTTATTTTCCAGAATGTGTCTTAAAGAAACAGTCGGCCCCGGGGGAAAACCCCGGTCAAAGGTGCCATTCAATGCATAGCTCCGAATCGGACCTGCTTTGCCCTTGCGGAACTCAATTTCTTTCTCAGTCGAATTTCCTTGCACACCAAGCTAAGGGCAAGTTTTCTTGCCGTGCTAGTCGCACTGTAGACGATCTTGCTGTTCTACTTCAGAACACGCTTCCATCCGGCCCCGTCTCATCTTCTCGTGATCTTGACGCTTTTGACGGTGATTTACTTCACAAGACTGAATTACGGGCTTACGGTTTGGCCCCTTCTGATCCACTTTTTCTTTCTTTGATTGAAAACAAGAACCAGGGCCGTTACTTGCGAACCTATTATCCAGACTCTGTTCCATCCGGTTCACCTTCTGAGCACACCCTGGGTTCTATTTTTGAATCTTTGTACTTTACCAGCATTGTTTTTCGTGCCACTTATATTCTTCGCGTTGATCGAGGTTATTGCTGATTTTCATGTCTTCCTCCGACATAGTGGGTGATGTGAAGGAACTTCACTCCCGCATTATCACAGTGCCTGCCACTCATTCTGGCACTGGCCACAACGTTTCTGGGTTCTTTAAGCTTACTGAGAATCTTGATTTGCGCCATTATATCGATTCTCACGCTACTGTCAATATTGTCGGATCGATTGTGCTTGAGGTTTCCGGCCCTGTGTCCTCCACTATTGCCACCACTGCCACGGTTGCCCTCTATCCTGACAAGTACACCACTGGTCCCACCACCAAAGCACACGTTTCCGCTCTTGAAGGACGTGTTCAGATTCAGCATTCGTTGTTGGTTGGTTCAGTCTCTGCTGCGCCCAAGAACGCCCGTGAAGTTGGTGAGTCCTTGAAAGTCAAGACTCTGCTCGACTATCCGCCCGTTGTTGCCTATCACGTTGACATTGCCGGTGGTTCCGCTGCTTCAGCGTGGACTCTCACAGCCCACGTCCCTATTGTTGTGGATGGTGTTTCGCACCGTAAAACATGGTGACTTCGTTGGCTCCCACAGTTCATGATTTGATCTTTGCTTTGCTTCCTTGGCTCTCTGTTCCTGATCCGCCGTTGCTTCCGACTGCCGCGCCACCTCCATCGCGAACCCCTAGTCCGACGCCCGCGGCTGTACCTTCAGCTGATGCTCTTTTCGCAGCAGCTCACCCTCCCCCGCGCTTGTTTGACTTGGGTAGCAACTACCTTGTCGTGCCTGATCTGCCAAACCACAATGCTGTTGTGCGTTTGGAACCTGATGTTCAGGATGATTATTCTTCTTGGTACTATCGCGTTAAGTTCTTTGATGGTCGACACTGGAGCCCTCCTCTTTACCTTACCTTTGACGATGCGAAGTATGAGGATGCACCTTCTTTGTCCATCCCGCCGTTAATTGTTCAAGGGGGTGCCCCAACCTGGTTGGCATTTCTTGGTGCCGGAACAATTTCTTTGCCTGACCACGCTTTGTGGTCCACTGTCATTTACCCTAATGCGTCGTTCTCTGATCCAGAGTGGTAATGAGTGTTTTGCGG